AGTCCTCGATTTTGTGTTTTTTCATTCCTTGTCTTCTGTGTAACATGAACATTTAATATCTTCCATTGACCCGTCGCTAGTAGGGCAACTTAATAAACCTCTTCCATCACACCATTCGCATTTGTCTGGCATATCGCTCTCGCTGTTGGTTATTTAATTACATCATGTTCTTCTATTGTATATTCATCTTGATAAGGTGGATCAAAGCTATCCCACATTTGGTCGGCATCCTCCTCATTTTTAAATACACCTTCAATTTTTTGTGAATCATATTTATTTATTAGTATGTAAACTTTCATATTGATCTCGCTGTTGGTTATTCTGTTTTACTGCACATTTGTCGAGTGTCATCATGCAAGTCATCAATTTCTTCTTGAATTGTCATAAGCATCATATTAACAAGCCTGTCTGTCGAATATGTCGATCCACGCAGAAATTCTCTCACCATTTTTATTGAATTTTGTGCGCTCTTTAATCCTTCTGTTCTTGCGCCATTGTAATCAAATTCGTTGTTTGTCATATTGGTCTCGCTGTTGGTTAATAATCCTATAATATTAGGATTTTATGGGTTTCTAATCTGTTATTAGGTATAAGTTCAATCCAATAGGATTATTGGGCTCGCTGTAGGTTATTCTGTTAATATGGTAATGGAGCCTGTTGGTATTTCCACACTAATTCCTCTTTCTTTTTGCAGCACTCATAACAGTAATATGTGTTAGGCGTAATGATTGAATATCCTTTTGCATAAGCTACTTCTGTATGGCAATTGTTACAGGTAAACACAATAGTAGGATACATTTCCTCGCATTTGGGACAGGTTGATATGTATTTTTTATTCTCATCGGTCATTTGCAGAGTTCCTTGTGTTGCCATAATATTTCGTTTTAAAATCCTCGCCAGAATGCTATCCAACCCATTGTCAGTAATATTGTAAACCAAAGAATATTAAAGATAGCTTTTGATACGGTATCATATGGCTTAAACATCGCGTATAAAGCACCTATGAAAAACAATGCGCTTGCGATTAGGTATAAAGGGCGGTCACTCATCGGTGGCCTGCTTGGTGATTAGTTTTTTAATATCATCATGTAATAACTTCAATAATGTTGATAGCTCATCAGTCATCATGCCATTCATTTCTAGTGCTGATTTTAGTTTCCATACTTCAAAGTCTGCGGCTTTCACACCAGTATCATGGCCACGCTGATAAGCTTCACGCTGCGACATAGGGATGTTTGTTGTTACTTGCATATCATTAATCATAACGATGCCCCTCAACATATAATGTACCACCATAATAACCATTATTTTCATTGCGCATTTCAATCATGAAATCACCTTTATCTGTCTTAATCTCATAGAAATATTGGTCTATTTCGTCGTGATACTCTTCTTTCTCCGAGTCATAACCGCATTCTTTAAGGTTAACGCATTCTTTTGCAATGATATCGGTTATCAAAGCACCAGAAGGAATTAAATCGAAATGCTCTATCCATGAAGTGGAGCAGCAATCACCCTCTGTATTGACGGTGTAATCTTTATCTTCACATGATATTAACATTTGGTCTTTTGCATCGTTTAATACCATTGACTTAACTATTTTGCCTTTTAGTACATTCAGAATCATCGCTGCCTATCCTTCTGTCTAGCTTCGTCACGCTTCAACTGTTCACACACATCACGGTTATTCAATCGCTCAACCATGTCTTTGCGTCCCACTACATTACCAACATAGCGGCCATTGTTATCGTAGATTTCTTTAACTATTACTTTATCGTCCATCGGTAAGCTCCTGTATTTTATTGCCTGCTAGTTTGCATATGATTGTCAGTAAATGTCGTTCATATGGGTCAAAGTTCTTATCTATTGCAATGTCACGCATGATGCTTTCTATCATGGCTTGTGCGTGCAGTAGATCATCCTTGGTGTAGTCCATTATAGATCCTATTGCAATATTGTTAATGCAAGAGTATAGTTCATTGCAATATCAAAAACAATAGGTGCTAAATAATGAAAAAGAAATCTCCAAATAAATGCATAGCTCCCGGATGTGTTAATGACATTCAAGTCAAGAAACATCAGATTTGCCGAACACATGCTAATCAAATGTATCGCCATGGCGTGATAAGTTCAGAGCCTCTTAAGAAACGTAATATGAAGCATGTCGTAAAGTTTGTATAACTAAGTAACCAAGGATGGTTTATGACAGACAAAAAACTCTATCGAGATTTTGAGTTACTGATGGAATATTACAAAGCTGCAATAACCAAACAAGAAAAGTATGAGCAATTTATTGCGTGTAAATTATTGTTTATGGGGAATGTCGCACAAAATTAATCATATATTTAACAAGAGGGTAGATGTAAAACTAGAATTTGAGGAGTATAGTGTGGGTTCGCTGAGCCTCTGTAGCAAGAGGCTCTCGAGGTAAGTTCCGTTTGCTTTTCCGCTATCGTTTGCTCACACTGATAATGAGCATTATAGCGGAATTGTGGTCACAATCAACTATTATGCTTAGGATAGATAAAATGCGCACATTCAAAATTCCTCCATTTTCAAAACCTTTATACGATTTACAAAAATCTGGTTACTCTCCAAACAATTCAATTTATTTATTTATTGGTAATAAAGCTTGGGCGAAAGGACAGGCTTTTTCTAAGATGTATCCCACGCGCACTATGATAATTCCTCCCTGGTTGCCACCTATTGACTACCATTGGCCTGTCAATGAATGCGATATACTTATAATAGATACCGGTTATGCAGAAAAATCTTATGTAGAAGAATTAGCACTATGTTTGTACGCAGGAAATGCCGAAATTGTACGCTCGATTAACTTTATCAATCCAATGGTGGTTTATCATAAGGGATAATTTATGCACAAGGATGATGTAATAATAAACATGAACACTTTTAAAAAAAACTCCAATCATGAAGATAATAATTTAGAAATTGAAATTGTTATGGCAGACATGATTACTCCAAAACCTCAACCTTGGTTCTGGAAAAACATTATTCCATTAGATACCACAACCCTATTTGCTGGTTTTGGTAATAGTGGAAAATCACAATTATTAATTTTTATGGCTGCTAAAACATCTACTGGTGATGCGTTTAATGCGGGAGGATCTGTCTGTATATTCCCGCAAGGAAATGTCATTATTCTTTCCGGAGAGGATGATTTTAATTATCAACTTATCCCTAGATTAATTGCAGCAAATGCAGATTTAAAAAAAATTCATTTGCTTAAAATGATGAAAATATCAGGTCAGCCCAAAAAATTACTGGATCTTGATGCCCATTTGGAATTATTAGAAAAAACTATATTAGAAGCTCAAAATCAAGGAAATCCAATAAAATTAATCATTATAGATCCAGTCCAATATTTTACGGGAGAAATGAAAGATCACATTAATGCGAACGTATGTCGTTTTATTGCATCTTTAAATGATCTCGCTAAAAAATATAATCTTTCTATTATCATGAATAAACATCTACGCAAAAAGGGTAGCGGAGACGGTGCGTCTAGCGCGGTTGACTCAGTATCAGGTAGTGGAGCCTGGACGACTTCTCCGCGCTCATGCTGGCTTATACAACGTCATCCGACTAAAGAAGGCGTTATCCTGTTTGCAGATTTAAAAGGCAATTTAAAAAGCAAAGAAACCAAATCATTGGCTTATAAAATTGATGAAGTTTTTATTACCGTTTCTCCTGAAAGTCAGGAAAAAATACCGGCAACCGCAATGACATGGTTGGATAAACTGGAAGATTTTAATGCTGATACAGCACTGAATACCGTTTCCCTATCTCCAGTAGAACAAAATCTTCGAAAATGGATGATAGACCTTCTTTTGGAATGCGATAAAAATCCAAATAATGGCGCTATGTTTATCTCTTCAGATTTGGGGAAAGAAGCTATTAGCGCCGGATATACTAAGACAACTTATTTTCGCGTTAGAGGCAAAATGATTGAAGAAGGTGTCATAAAAGAAGCAGTTATAGGGCAAGCAAAGAAGCTCAATATGATAGTTTTGGTTGATCCGGAGCTGTACAAATAAAGTTACATTTTATTATATTGTGTCTGGGGGTGGGACTGGTGGGACTAGCCCCCGCAGACCGCATGGTAGAGCCATTTCCCAGTCCCAAAAGGGGGTGGGACTGGATATATAGATATAAGTATATAATTAATATATATTTTTTTTTATATATATGGCTAGTCCCACCAGTCCCACCCTTTTTTAGTATTGCGAAACATGGTGTTCAAAATTTAATATCCAAAATTGGAGAAAAAACAATGAAAGAGAAATTTTATGCTTACTTAGGATTTGATCGATATTGGTCGATTAAAAAATTCAATGGTGAGCAATTTTTATTAGATAGGGTGAAGGAAGCTCTTGACCCAACAAGTTTGGTGAAAGGATTTATTATGCCTTTTGAGCTAGAGATTCCTGAGCATCTAACAATGAAAAAATTATGTTCGTCAAAATATGATGCAGAAAAATTAAAATCCTTCTTAGATCGCGATCCTGCTTTGGATTATATTAATTCTTTGTTACCTGAGATTAATTAAATGGCTAGACGTAAAGCAAGTTTCAACAACATGTCTGACGAGGGACGTCTGGCATATTTAAATACGGTCAAACAACTATTCAGCAAGGATGCTGTCAATGAAACCAAGAAAAACGATCACCAAGAAATACCTAGACTCGTGGAAGGCGCTATACGCTCCTGAGGGCGAGAAGTCGTTTGACGGGCGTACTTCTATCGCTTTGGCGAAAAAACCCTCCAGGAAGGCTCCAATTAGGCCTGAGGTGCAATCTGAACAGATGGAGCAGGTTAGGTTTGTGAGGATTGTGAAGCAGATGGGGTTGCCGATTATGTCGATTCCAAATGGCGCGAGACGTTCTTTGAGGGGTGGGGCTGCACAAAAGGCGGCTGGGCTAATGAGTGGTGCGCCAGACATTTTCATTCCGGTGCCAACAAAAAGTCGTCACGGGTTATTTGTTGAAATGAAGAGGTCTCGCTATGGGGTTGTGTCGCAATTGCAAAAAGAATGTATTGAGATGTTAAATCGTTATGGATATACAGCGGAAGTAGCGGCGGGATGTGATGCTGCTGTGAAGATATTGGAGAACTATTTGCGTGATATGTGAAGGTTGTGGCGATGAGTTATTTTATTACGAGATCGGAGTTAGCTTTGTTAAACTATCATCGCAGCAAGAGATAGATGATTATCAAGATGGGATATCTATTGTTCCAGAGTCGCATATATGTCAGAAATGTTTGGATCGGGGGGTGGCGGAGCAATGATGTTGGGACGGCGTATTTGGTGTTGGTTAGCGGGGCATATGTGGCGTGAGCGTTATAAGGGTGCGTATATGTGTAGGCGGTGTGATAAGTTTGAGATCAGAGATGATGACGGTAATTTGTGGGATTTCCAATGACGATATCGATGAGTAAATGTTGCAGCGCACGAATGGTGGTAATGGGTTCTGTTACAATGTATTACTCGTGTACCAAATGTGGAATGCCTTGTGATCCCAAATTATGGAGTACGACAGATGAGCCCGGAGATAGCAGACAAGTTACGCAACTCGATCAAGAAGCATGAAGGCTTTCGTCAGTATTTATATACAGATTCCACGGGGAATGCCTCGATAGGTTATGGTAGGAATTTGCATGCTGTGGGGATTAGCATTACGGAAGCGGATATATTATTGGGTGACGACATTACAAATGCTACAATGGAACTCTATCGATTTCTGCCACTGGCTCAAGATTTGGATGATGTCAGGAAAGCTGTGTTAATCGAATTTACGTTTAATATCGGTATTGAAAAGGTTTTACAGTTTAGGGCTATGATTAAAGCATTGGAAGAGAAAGACTACAAAGCTGCAGCGGCAGCGATGTTAGATTCTGAGTGGGCTAAGCAAGTGCACTCGAGGGCTAACGATATGTCATACTCCATGGAAACGGGAATATTATGAGCATACAGGAATTAATCAATGTCGTTAAAGAAGCAGCGCCGCTCGTGGCTAGCATGGTTGGTAGTGTTAGCCCTATGGCTGGGTTGGTTCTCGATGGTGTGGGGCATCTCTTTGGGGTTACAACAAGTAATCCTGCTGATATTGCAGCAGCTATAAGTGCAGATCCGGACGCTAAAATTAAACTGCAAGAGTTTGAGCTGAAGCACAGCGAAGCGCTCAAAGGTTATGATACGGAAGATTATGGTTATGAAGTTAATGACCGTGTAGACGCACGTAAGCGGGATGAAGAAATCATTAAGTCAGGCAAAACAGATTGGGTGCTATCCGGTATTGCAATATTGGTGGTACTTGGATTTTTCATATTGTGCGGATTAAATTACTTCTTCCCAGTTCGAGACGACCATGTATTGATAATGTTGATTGGTCAAGTCTCGAGTGGGTTTTTGTTAGTGTTGAGTTTTTACTTTGGGTCATCTAAAAAGCAGTGAGATTAAATATATCCATCCAACCCATACCACAATGTCAAAAGTTTCTTTTGGAAAAAAAATAAATATAGCAACGCATATTATTAGATACATTCTTTTCCGTACCATGCAGAAATAACAAATAAAATTTTACTAAGTATTATTCCGGAAAAATACAACAATGCTGCGCATGTAGCTACAAATCCCGCAAACATTCCAAAAAAGAATATAAATCTACATATCGCATATATCATGTGCATTTGCTTAACTCCTCTAGTTTGTAGCGCAATAGTTCAATCGTACCTTCTGATACATGGCGAAAGTTTACTGACTCAGATTTGCTTAGCCAGTTACGCACGGTGTACATGCTGACGTGTAACATTCTGGCGATATCGGTGTTCTTTAAACTATGTGCATCACGTAATGCGATGAGCTGTTCGTTTGTGTTCATACGTAATCCTTTGGGTGAAATTCTTTGATAATGTGGTTTGCAAGTCCATTTTCTTTCATTTTTTGTAAGCAATAATTGTGGGCTAATTGTGATGTTTCGAAATAATCTGCAAAACGCCACATACAGAATAAGCTTAATATTCCAATTGGTTTGCATTCCACTGAATAAGGAAAATTTAGCTTCCCTGTGAAAACAATTCGGTATTTGTATTTCATTTTAATTACTTCTTTAATAAAGCACTTAAAGTATTCCAATCTTTTTGACCATACATTTTAGAAACTAAAATATAGGCTGTTGATTGGGTTAAATTCATATTCCCTTCTTTTAAAAATTCTCTAACAATTTTAACTTGTGCTTTTAATAACTCTTTGCTTAATGTGATATTCATTATTTAACCCATTCTTTAAAGTTGTCTATCGCTTCTTGTTCTGTTGCGCCATGTCCAACCGGATCTTGGTGTTCGTAGTCCTCACAATCACCTTCGTAGTGTGCAACCCAATCGTGTGACCGATCGGGTATTGGTGGATAGACAAATGTAGTTATTATTTTTCTCATGATTATTTCACCAAGAATTTTTTAACAATAGATTCTAAGCAATACTGGTTATACAGTTCTGCTTTCTCTTCTTTGAATATTGTTTGCTGAAAGCGTGTTTCGGTGTGTGCCTTGTAAGTGATAATCACTAAGCCTTCCGGTGAAACAATCTCGTCACTATTAATCAAGAACTGTGTGATGGTTTCATCCTTTAAAGCTTTTTCCTTAACTTCTAATACTTTCATCGCGTGTTTAACTTCTTTCAACTCGTTGTAGATTTCTAAAACTCTCATACTCTGCTCCCCTTTTTATAAGCTAGTAACTGTGAAAACTTTGCAAATGTTCTGCAGCCACCATAAATATCGTACAGTTCCCAAATCTTGAATTGCTTATTCCACTTGATTGTCATGCTGTCTACTCCCCAGTAGTTGTTAGTCAGTAAGCACATTGTGCCATAGTGATTAGGGTAGTGCAAGCACTTTGTGCCATAAATATTAATACGACCATAAATAAATAGTTTCCACTCCGAGACATCCTTGCTTATTTGTGCTAGGGCGCTATAATTAATCAACTATTTGCAACGGAATTGCATATCATGGCCCATGGCCGACCTCACAAGATCACACCTGAAATTCGTAAAATCATATTGGATTCTATAAATTCCGCGTTACCCTATGAAGCTGCAGCATGGCGAGCTGGTATATGCGAGAAGACTTTGTATAATTGGCTTAATAAAGCTAAGGCTGATAAAGAAGCTGGCATTGAATCTGAGCATCTAAGTTTATTACAGGATATAAAGGCTATTGAAGGCAATCGCATGCAAGCTTTGGCTGAAAGCGTAATGGGCGGTGTTGATCGTTGGCAATCATGTGCGTGGATGCTTGAGCGTAGATGGCGTCAGTTCTATGGTGCAGACGCTGGTATCATTGCTGAATTGCAACAGACCTTCAAAGAACTGAACGATAAATTCGAAGCACAAAAATCTAAATAATGTTCCACATATAACATTGGAGCAATACAATGAAAGAATCAAAGCGTGCTGAGAAAGCAGAAAAGAAAGAATGCAAACCGATGAAGAAAGCTGTAAAGAAAGTTGCGAAGGGTGAGAAGAAAGAAGAACACAAGATGGGTAAGAACGAATATAAGCCAACAGCACACAAGACATTAAGAGGGATTCGCAAGTAATGCGCATTGTTATCAGACATGAAGATGTAGAAGACGAAGAAGAAGGTTCCAAACTCGGCGTACAGGCAATTATATCCAGTGGTAATTTCACTGAGGAAGAGTCAGCAAATTGTGCGTTCGTAGTAGACCATGGAGATGTAGCCGGTTTGTTGGATATGTTACAAATTGGCATTAACAATCTGATTGAATATAAACTCAGGGGTCAACATGAAGAACGAACATCGGATCACGAGACCGGATCGACCAGCGGGCTTGAACAAGCCATTTCCAGTTAGCGAGTTTAGAACGACTGGTGAAGCACCATTTTTTAGCATGAACCCAGAACCACAGACAGCACAGATTCCAACTGGGCTGGGAACGGAACCACGCAAGTATTAATAGGATTATGCGATGCTCTGTAAATCATGCCAATATCCTGATTCATCAGTGGTGTATACGAGGCATGATGAAAAACGCAATTTAACAGAGCGTCGGCGTGAATGTTTGAAGTGTGGTATGCGTTTTACTACACACGAGAAATTGCGAGAACCATCGAATTATAAAATCACACCTCCGTTACATGTATTGCCTAAATGAGTAATCTTCAGACGATGTTGAAGCAAGCCACCCAATGGCGTGATCAAGGCATCAGGCAGCATCAACAACATATCTTATTCAACGATGACCACGTTCGATTAATCTCACCTACACAGGATCGTATTTATGTACCATCACCTACTGGTGAGCGGTTTGCTAACTCTGAGTCTTTTATTAAACTTGTGTTTGGGCCTTATGGGTCTGGAAAGTCAACGATGTGCGTCCAGCAAATGGTTAGATTGGCTTGCCGCATGCCTTACTGGAGTAATGGTCGTCGTCGCGCTCGCGGACTTGTCATACGTAACACATCTGGCGAATTGACTTCTACAACACTACAAACATGGCTGCAGTGGATGGGTGATTTAGGCGATATATCTAAGCGCCAGAAGCCGTTGATGACATATGAGCACACATTTAACGATGGCAATGGTGTGGTAGAATTGGAGTTAATATTCCTAGCATTGGACAGACCGGACGATGTACGGAAATTGAAATCAATGGAGGCCACATTTGCTTATCTCAACGAACTTTCTGAACTCCCTCAGAATGTCTTATCGCACATCAAAGGTAGGGTTAATGGTCGTTACCCCAGTAAGTCATTTTGCAGCGAACCATATTGGTCCGGTATCTTGGCCGACACTAATCCCTGCGCTACTGACCATTGGATCTACAAAGACTTTGAAGAAAAGCGATTAGAGAACTATGAGATATTTTATCAGCCGCCTGGTCTTATTCCTGATCCCGACGGTGTTTGGTTGCGTAACCCAGATTGTGATAACGCTGCTAATTTATCAGATGATTACTATCTCAAACTCGCTGAAGGACAATCCACAGACTTCGTCAAAGTGTTCTGTCTCGGACAGTATGGCTCCGTCGGAACCGGCAAGAACGTCTACCCTGAATATAATTCAGACTGGCATGCAGTTGACGACATACCAGCGATACAAGGCGATCCATTGCTCTTAGGATGGGACTTTGGATTAACACCGGCATGTGTAGTTGCGCAGGTTAATTCGCGTGGTCAACTATTAGTGTTAAAAGAATATTGCGCTACTGACATGGGCATACGTACATTTGCGGAGTCAGTAGTAATACCTAGCTTGACTAGGGATTTCCCTTATTGCAAGGTGGGGTCATCCGTAGGTGACCCATCTGGCGCTGCTCGTGATAGTATTATGGAAGAGCTTAGTTGTTTGGGTGAG